TTACAACGATCTTTGCGACCTTATCAAAACTAGAAAAGAGGTAATCAAAACATGACAGTAGCTGGCAGCCAGTATTTCTCTACTGATCAACTCGCTAAGAGATATGGTATGCACCCAGACTCCATAAGAAGATGGCGGTACAAAGGCACAGGGCCTGAGTACTATGAACTTCCTATCTTCGCTGTCTCTTATGGTGATCCTAGAGTCAGATATGACCTTCACAAAGTCCTTGCTTGGGAAGAAGCAAACGGCATTACACCCATTGAACCCTTTTAATTATTATGGCAAACACCGCATTTAACGCAAAATTTAGAATCGTTGACAACAACAGCGATAGAGAAAACGCACCAGAAAGAAACCTTATTATTGACATATCAGTTGATGAAGCTATGAAAATGGCAAACTGGTTACAAACTATGGTTGATAATGCCCATATTGAAGATACTAAGATAAGGGTTTATAAAAGCAAATCAGATTATGATGAGATTGCTGGTTTTTCGATCTGGGGTGGCCTGTGGGGTAACTCAGGCAAGATTGCACCACTAAACCCTAAACCAGCCTCTGAGAGGACTGTAAACGTCAAAGCAAATCAGCGTGAACTTCCAGAAGATTTACCTTTTTGATTATGTACTTAGTAACTTTTCCAAAAAATCCCTATGTAGGTCAGATTTTTTATCACCCAGAATCTGAAAGAACATATGAGTTTTGTGAAGTCACAAAAAGAGATGAGTTAACTGGTATGGTTACAGAGTCTGCTACTTGGTTTGATATTACAGAAAAGGATTTAGTTCCCTAATTTCTTATTAAACAAAACATATCTCAAGCGATCCCATAGGGTCGCTTTTTTCTTTTGTAATTTACTTTCAAGCCTTACAACATAAGCTTGCTGCCTTGCTATAAGTTCAATAGCACTACTTACAAAGTGGGCTTGCCTTGCATTTGTTTGTAATAGCTTTATTGCATAGGGCTTAAGTAGTTCTATATCTTCCATGTTCTGTATGAATTGTATAGATTTTTGCACCTCGAACTCACCCTCAAGGCTGTAGCTGTCAGTAAGTGCGTCAATTATATTTTTCATTACACACTAGGCCATAATTTCTCTTTTACCAGTTTTACAATTTCGTCATCAATATCCGTTTCAGTGGAAGCGGCATAGTCCTCCAGTAGCCCTACAACTAAAGATTTCACTGCATTACTCTTGACGAAAAATTTTAAAATTGGCTTGATAAATCTAATCATTGAATTGTTTGTTTTTCCAAACATAGCTAAATTGCTAGTATTAGACAAGAAACCTTAATTTCATGGCTGAAGATAGTACCAAAGAGGTAGAGCAAGAGGAACCTCAGCAAGGTAATTCAATTCTGTCAAACCTTGTCCAGATGATTATACTTTTTTGGAGTTTAGGGGTCATTTCTTTTGCCTATTTCGGAAATTCAACCCGACAAATTGATACGACCTTTGCCGCAGGTTTGCTCAGTGCTGTCATGTCAAACATGGGCCTACAAGTAAAATCAGCTACAAATGGCAAAAAGAAACTTGGTAAGGTTAATATTGTAGATAATAGTAAAAACAAAGTTGGTATCAAATGAAAAAGCTCATTCTTCCATTTATTATCTTTCTTTCTCCGTCTAGTGCTTTTGCAGAAATAACGGCTAAGTATGTGACCTCTGCTCAGATTTCTATTGACTCTCCTTATGTAATTACAAATGCTGCTCCTAACAGCTACAGCATAAGCGGTAATAATGTTACGACTTCTACTGGATCAGGGGATAGCATTGTTACTAATGGAATTGGTGGTCTTAATTTATCAAGTATCACTAACGGCCTTGCTGGGGTAACGGCTACAAATACCACAGTTACTGTTGCTGGTTCAGCATTTTCATTAAGTGAGTCATATCAGGCTGGTGATGCTACTCAATCAGCAATTACTCCATCAAGCGGCATAGCAACATTACCAGTATTAGGTGGTCAGACAACAGTTATTAGTGGTGGGACTCTTGGCAGTGGCAGTATTAGCAGTTTGTCTAGTGGGGTTCATTCTTGTTCTGGAGCATTTGGTTCTGGAACAAGCTGCATTGCTTCAACTACTGTCCAGATTGAAATTGACTAGACTTTGGCTATTATTAATATTACTACTACCTCTGAGAACCCTTGCAACGCCTGTAGTACCCCAGTTTCGGTCAGGAAGTTCAACTCAGTCTAGTACTTCGCAGTCAGTAATTAATGAGACAATCACTTCGCACCAATACAATTCTGGCTTTTCTTACTCAGCATCTGGTCACAATATTGAATCAGCAGATGTTGATGGCTATATCAACCCTTCGACAGTTGCTGGTGAAACTCAGACTCTTGGCGGTGTTCAGTTTAGTTGGACAAGTCCATCACTTCAGGCAGTCCCTAGATGGCGAATAAAAGATGCTGGGCAAAGTTTCAGTTTAGTAGAGTCACTGCAAGGGGCTGGTTTGGCAAACGTCACTACAATAAATCGAACAATAACAACAACTACAACCACAGAAACAACCTCTGTCTTTGGGCAATAATTTTATTATTTAACCCTGCAAAAGTTTTAGCCAATACCACAGTTGCCTCGCCAAATAGCTCGGCTCAAGGGGTAGTCAATAATAATGCAACAATGATAACTCCATCAAGCTTGCCCCAGAATCGCTACAGTCAAGGAATCGTTTGCACCTCGCCCAGCTTGACCATAACTCCTTATTTGACAGATGCGTGGTCATTTAACCGCCCTATAGAGAGATTTACTTATCAAGAAATATATGACGAAGATACAGGTGAAGTAAAATATATTCAAAAAACACCTAGATTTGAGAAAGATAATTACAACTTAAATTATGGAATATCTATGCAATTTAATATTCCTTTGGGTAATGGTGGGGAACTTTGCAAGAAAGCTGCGGCTGTAAATATCGAAGCTCAAGAGTTACTAATAAAAAAAACAAAATTAGAAATGGCATTGTATAGATTAGAGGTATGTGGGAAGCAAGCAAAGTTAGGAGTAGTCTTGACAGGTGAACACGCAGTCACCTGTAAAGATGTAAAGCTTATACCCTTACCAAACCAAGTTTTGCCTCATACTCATAAAATTGAAAAAAAATAGGGCTTTTAAATCGCCTGTAAAGGGCTTGTAAAATCCTTTGCTTATGTTTATACCTTGTCTTTTTTAGAAAAACGCTTAGTTATTTGCTTGATACTACTCTTGGCAATTCCTTGTATCAGAGGGACAAGAGCCGCAGAGCTACCAGCGACCAAACCAATAGCAGCAGTAGAAATGAGAACCTCAGGTGTGCCAATAAAAGTCTCTCGAAAGGGTACGTCCTCATAAAGGGTAATGCACTCTGTTTTGTCTGAGGATAGCTTATGCCCTATTACTCTTTCAATGCGTTTTGAATTTCTGTAATCTCCAACTTTTTGCTCATTTTTACTTGGACACTCTGGTATTACCAACTCTTCTTTTTTATTTTGTGGTGTTTTAGTCTCTGGAATATTAGACTCTGGCATAGGTGGAGCTTCATTTGTTATCGGCAAATCTTCAGTAATTACCAACTGATCTGGCCTGTAATCCATAGGGTAAAAGCTAGGGAACAAAGACTCACCACACGTTAAAAAAACGCCGTTTGGGTCATCAAGTAAAAGCTGAGTATTACCAGTGTTTTTTATATCTCTATGCTGATAAGTACAACCCACAACATCTATTTCTAAATTTGTTATTACAGGCAACACAGGGTCAGGCTTATATATCTCAGGAGTAAAGACCTCTGGAACATTTATTTGTCTGATACCGATTTCTGGTATCTCCATTATTTTTTAGGCTGTATATACTTTGGAACTGTTGGCCCTGTCATATCTGGCAAAGCATTGTCTAATACTTTTGGCATCATGCCTTGCACATTGTCCAAAACTTCATTCATAACTCTAGCCTTGAACTGCTCGCTGGTGACAAATCTGTAAGCGTAATATGAACCGCCCAACATTGACAAGGTTAGAAAAAGCGACAACAATGAAGCTATCTGACAAATCTTTTGAAACATGGTTAAAGAGGCAATACTAAAAGCGATTTCTCACAGTCTAATTATATCTTTTTTAATAATTATTCCTACTATTACTCCTTTATATTTAATAACATCTTATATGACTACTAAAGTGCATCAAAAGTAATTCTTATTTTTCTACCAAGGTAAAGTAGGTTCAGAATCTGCAACTGGAACTTGTTTTTGTATTTGCTTTTGCATAGTCCTATAATCTACATTCGTAATATATGCTCCTAACCAAGCCTCGACTTGAGATTTACTTAATGAACTAAAATCTGTAAAACTATCTTTAACAGGATTTGCTACACCTCTACTGTCTGATACTTTATATTCTTTACCGTCCTCTGTTCCAATATAATCAAAATCAATAATAGTTATAACTTTTTCTAATTTATCATTGCTTTGGTCTTCCAAAGGAAAATCATCTGGATAGGTAGCTGTTCGTACATTAGTTATGTTTAATTGATAATCCATTAATCACTCCATTGGTATCGGACAAGAGTAATAACTTCTTCCATAGTACCGCTACCACTATTAGTAACAGTCAGTCGTAAGTTATTACCATCATAATCTAAACCATGAGAACCGCCAGAGAAAGTTCTGTAATCTCCTTCACCTAAACTTTCATCACCAGAAAAATCTCCATGACCAACTGTTTGTTTACTGGTTCCAGCAAAGTTGCAAACACCTTGTGATCTCATAACAAATGTACCAGTATTAGTATTTTCACGACCAACTGTTTTAATTTCAACGTAAAGCTGTTCATTATTTTTTGGTGCTGTTAAAGTTGCTGTTTCACTAGCACCAGCAGCAATGGTTCCAAAATCAAAATGTTTAAATTCTAAATAATCAGAAACTGCATTTAAATTACCTGTTACTTTAAGATTACCATTTACATGAAGCTTTTCACTCGGACTTGTTGTCCCGATCCCCACCAGCCCTGATGCATCTATACGTAAACGCTCCAAAAGTGAGATAGAGTTTGTTCCCGAAGTATGAAATCTTAATTCACCACCATTTGCAGTAGTACCATCAAAAGCAGCAGAAGAAATACAATCAATTTTAGATATAACACCTGCACTACCAGTACTAGCATCACGAGATTCAAATTCAATTCCACCAAATACTTGGTCAGCACTAATAGTCGTATCAGTATTTTCAAATCTTATAACTGGGCCATCACTTGCAGCTGCTAAATGAAGTAATTGATCTGGCGATGAGGTTCCTATACCAATCCGATCATTACCAGCATCAACTTTAAATAAATTTGTATTGCCAGTTCCTTCAACTCTTATGTCATAATCTGCTGCGCCATCATTGATAACAACACCTGTAGTTCCAAAATCAATCCTTTCAGTACCAGCCGTTGAAACAGACAAATGGTCGGCTTCAGAACTAAATATGCCTGTGTTTAAATCATCTCTAAAAGCTAATGCAGGTGTAGATGCAGAACCATCCTCAAGCGTTAACGTACCGTCAAGTTGTAAAAGTTCTATCCAATCGTTATTGGCTGCGTTTCTTATTTTGAGTGTACCCGCTGAAGTGTCTGCCCAAAATTGATAAGCAACTGTAGTTGATGGACTTGATGAGTTTGAGTTATTAGATTGTATTGCAGCAAGGGCATTATTTAGGTCTGTTCTGAATGCCGCACCAGATTGGTTGGCAATATCGTAATCATGTGTAGCCATTACTAAATTTTTTTATTTAAGTATAGAATAACTGATAACTCTAATATAAACATATTTATGTACCTTTACCAAACCCGATTGCTGTATATCTAAAATTAAGGTTTTTAAAGTTGTTGCTTGAGTCTTTTACTTCTATAACAAACTGAGTTCCTGTTATTGATGTAATTTTAAAATAATCACCTGTCACAGCCCCTTCTAATGTAATTCCTACTGTTGGTAAAAAGTCAGAAGTAGAGCCTCCTTCTATAGTTCCACTGCCTGTAAAGAATGGCGAGGTGAAAGTTACTGTTTTTGCAGAAGTTCCAGAGGCAATAGATGTATTGACAGTTTCTGTTCTCCTTTTGACACTAGCTTCAAATCCAAGTTCAGTAACATTAATATTTTGGGCTGGGTCATTTGATTCAAGTTCACATTTAAATTTAAATCCTCTAGCTGTATATTCGCCATTAGCAAAAGTATTAAATTGAGTAAAGTTTGCTCCGTAAGTACATGAAGTTCCGCTAGATATTGTTGCACTGGCACTAGCTGTAACTGTAAATGTGTTTGCATTTGGAACTGTTTGAATCTCATAGTTACCATCTGTTGCACTACCAGCAGTGAAATCTATAACAACAAAATCTCCTACAGAGTATCCATGTGAGGTCTTAGTGATAGTAATAGTTGTTCCGCTTTGCTCGTAGCTGGCTGACACTGAAGTTGCAGGGTCGATATCTGTTGTTGCAACTAAAAGTTTTGCGTTTACATCGTCTGCTTGTGTTCCGTCAAACTCAGTCCATGTATCAATATTTGCAGTTCTTGAATCAATTAAGTCATTAACTAAAAGTCCAGAGGTTACAAACCTTCTTTTTAGCATCAAATTAAAAATTGCTCCCATATCAACTTTGTTTGTAAATTCATAACTACCACTTGAATTTATTGGACCAGCAAAATCTATATTGGATAAATCATCAATATTCTGTGTAATAGAATCCCATAACAAAGTTCCATCTAAAAGTAATCCATCAAAAGTTGCATCATAAAAAGTATTTACTTTGTCACCTTGAAATGGTGGTGAGTCAGTATCTTCTCTTTCTGTAAGAATTACTTGATTTGGTTGTGGATCTGGTGCTGTAACTATTATTCTTGCTGCATTATCTGACCTGTTTCCAGTGTCGTCTATGAATTTAATTGAATATGTGCCAGTCAAAGCTGGAACCAATGTTTCTGTGATATTTCCAGCAAGTTTAGGAATTATTTCTGTAGAGTTTTGAAAAGTTGCAACTGCTGGGTCAACAGAGGGAGTATGTCTGACGGAAACAGTTCCACCATGCAAAACGTCTACGTCTGTTGCTGGATTAAATCTAAGTCTTACAAACTGATCTGAGACAGGTTCTAAAGTAAGGCCAGATGGGTCTACTGGTAAAGCTGTCTTACCAACAGTTGTAAAAGTTGTTGTTGATGGTGTGGTGCTTGGTTTTCCTAAAGCGTTATAGCTGAACACTCTAATTTCATAAGTTCCATTTTTTGTTTCAAAAATTGTAAAATCTGGTCTTGTAATTCTTTCTGATATAAAGTTTTCATTTTTAAATCTATATTGAACCATATATTCAGTTACACCAGAAAGAGGCTGCCATTGAATAAATAATTTTGAAACAGCACGATTGTTGAGAACAACAATTTGTTCAGACCCTTGTAAGTTACTTGGTGAAGGCTTCAGGGCGGTAAGGGTCGTAAAAGTTTTTGTTTGCAATGTAGAGCCATCTTCAACACTTGCATATTTAGATGAATTATGAGCAACAGCCTGTATTTCATACTCAAGCTGATTAACTTCTTTTACTGAAAAAACTCTAAAAGTTTGAAGTGATAAAGATGTATTTTCAATAACCCATACAGAATTTGCTTGAGGTACTGAAGAAAAGGCAGAGGAAACAGTGATTGTTGTTCCAGAAATACTTGAAATAGTTTTTGTCTCAAGAGTACCGTCTGACAATATGACAGATAAAGTTGCTGAGTCGGAAGTAACTAGATCAGTATTATTAGAATCATCTACTACTATCTGTGTTGTTGATACTCCTGTTTTTATCCTCCCACCTCTTCTAACTCCTGCTCTCATTGGATCTTGCACAGATATAATTGTTCCAACTCTTACTATTGTTCCTGATTCAATAGATGTTTTAAATGAGCAGATTTCAGCCTCATTAGATTGTGTGTATAAAAACCACTTTCCAAGCCTTGCAGCTTGACCTCTGGAAGTAGTTGCAAATCCTTTTAAATTACGAACAACAACTCCATATTTAGCTTGTAAAGCTGTATCTTCTACGGTTTCATAATCTATTGACTGGGTTTCATTATCAAAGTATGAAACATTTACAACAGTTGCTTTTGTTGATTTACTCGCGTTTGAATATGCGAATCCTTCTGCTGTTATATTGCTGAGATTGTAAATATAGCTTGGATCAGTAGGACGATCTTGAGATATATTTATTACCCCTGCGCTGTAGAAAGGCATCACTCTCATTACTGAAGAAAGATCATTAATCAACGAATATGCGTCACGCTGAGTGTTCAAAACCACATTTGTTGAAAACCTTGCTTCAGTATTTCCAGTTCCTGTCATATCATCTACTTGCTCTGAACAATAAACAGAGGCTGAATAAAAACTATAAACATCTAATTGTGAAGTATCTATATGATCTCCGAATCCTTTAGAAGTAGTCAATAAGTCATACAAAACCCATGCTGGATCATTTGAATATTCTTTATCAGTTTTAAAAGTTCCGTTAAAAGTTCCAGAATAAGATATTGAACCATCAGCCCTGACAGTACCATTGTGCGGTATAGAGATAAGGGTTCCCCTGAGCCTATACATACGGGAAGGGACATTTGGGAAGGTCTCAGCATCAAAGCGTATTGCTAAATGTGCAGAATTAGCATAAGGTCTAGATTCATTAATAATTTCTGTAAAAGATGACCACTGAAAAGAATCATTTAAAAAAGAATCTGTACTATCATCAGTTGTTCTATTTACTCTGATTGTTACAGGAAAACTTGTACCAGAGGGAAGATTAATTCTATAATCCCTAAAATAAGTACTTGCTGCTCTTCCTGTAACAGTGTCTGTTATTACTGTTTGAGTTGTGCCATCATTTTCTATTGTTTGAATTGTAAGTGCTACCTCTGCTCCGTTTATATCACCATCATCTTCAAACTGTTGAAGTTGAGGAAAGGCTATTGTAACTCTTACAGCATCAATATTTGTATCTGTTATAGATCTTGAAACAGGGGAATCTTTTGTTACTACTACACCAACAGCAGTTTCTGATTCACTAGCAGAAATGCCAGCTATTGCTGTTTGGTTTGAAGTGCCAAATCTAGGTTCAAAAGTTATATTTTTAAAATTAAAATCAGTATCATCTGGACTTGTACCAGCCGCTTGTTGTAATACTTGAGTTCCGTTAAGAAATACATCTTTAAGTGCAGAGGTATTATATTCTGTAGAACCTTGTGAGCCAGTAGCAGAGGGAAATCCTGAGATAATTCCTTCTGATATAAGATCAATCAGCGTTTGAAATTGCTTTGATGCCAGTGAGTCAGATGGTAAATCTGGATTAGTTAAATTAGTTGGACTTTCAAAAGGAGAATTAGACATTATGTTGCTGTTCCCTCCACTTGGGCAGTATCAATACCAGAACTAATTACAACAGATCCAGTGAACACCTCTCCATAAATTATTGGAACTGGAACACCAGCTCTAGAAGTATTCGTGATTGAATTAAAACCAAAGTTTGCCTGTACATTTGGGTCATTATCAGACAAAGAGTCAGCAGCATTAAAATTAGGCACTTGTGGAGTTGGTGCAATAATACTTGTTACTCCATCAACAAGCATTGAAGTACCAACAGCAGTTAATCCACTTGCAACGATTCCACCAATGGCTGTTGAGAAAAATCCAGCAGTTGCAGCACCAGCAGCAGAACCAGCAGCCGTTAACAAACCGCCAATAGCTAAACCTTTTGCACCTACAGCAATAGGAATGATTTTTATATCTCCATCACATTTAATCTCTAATAATTCCTCTGTTATTTCTAAATTTCCCATTTTTACTTTATACAACTGATTTGCCATATGGTTTTCAACTTCTGGAAAGTTTGCAATCAAAAAGGCAAAAGCCTGTCTAGGATTATTAACAGCAACATCAAAATGTGATTGACCTAAAAATTGTCTAAGCCTTCCATAAACAGTAAGTTTTCTAAGCTGCATATCTAAAAACTTTTTTTGTGGCTTGTATATATCTTAAATCATATATCTCTCTACAACTCAACTGTTTTATGTTGTGATGAAAAATAGTTTGATTCCCAATATACAAAGCAACGTGATTTAGTTTTTCTTCTGCCCCTTCCATCAGTAAAACATCATTTTCTTGTATATCATCTTTGTTTACTTCCTTAAATCCAGAACCAGTTAATACTTTTTCAAAATATGGATTATTTGCAAATGTCTTTAAGTTTTTAGGTCTAGGCCAAAATTTTAAGTTAATTTGTTTTTTTTCTAAAAAATAATCCGTTATCAATGACCAGCAATCATGTTTCCCCCAAATCCATGTTCTCCCAAAAAGTCCAGACTTATATCCACTAGGCTCGAAACTATGCCAATCTTTATGCTCAACGCTATAAATGTAAAAAGGCAATCCAAGATGCTCACAAGATGCTTTGTCAGCTTCAGATGGTAAAGCAGAGCCATAAGTATGAGAATGAACAATACCAATAAGTTCTCCTTGATCTTCACACTCTGCCCATGAGTCAGGACACATTACAAAATATTCGTCAGGGGCTTCTGATAGATTCTGACAAGGCCAGAAAGTTTCTTTGCCCTTAATTATTGCTAACAAACCACAAGACTCTTTAGGAAGGCATTTAACAGCATATTCAGCAGCTTTATCTTTCCAACTCATGTAAAAGTACCAACAGAGGGAAAATCTTTTCTAGTAACTTGACGTTTTGGCGCACGAATATTCTCTAAATCCAAAGCAGAAACACATTCAAATTGTACAACATCTCTATTTTCTACAACTTTTTTATCAATAAAATAAATTTCTTGAGGAAGCTCTGTAGTGCTTGATGGAGTTCCAAATGGATTTACATTTGATGGAAAGTTTGCAGCATCAAGAAATTGAGCCATTGTCCTATGACGAATTAATTTTGCTCCTTGTAGGTCATTAAAAGGTGTTGTTGCGTTAGCAGTTGCCATTAGTGCTGTAATAGTTCCCAAAACATTAGAAACTGTAAGAGTTGGTCTTGGAAGAGTCCCACGACCTACATATTCAAAACCCTCTGCTATCACTGGAAACTTTGTATATGTGTTTCCTTGCCAGATAATATTTGCATTGCTATTCATACCAACACCAGAATGGAACCTAGTTACATCTGTTGAACCATGCAAAGCAGAAACTAAAGTAATTGAATAAAGTTCAATAATTGATTTATTAGACAATGATTGCAGTTCTGCGGTAGGTATTGCCATTAGGGTTCAAATACTTCTCTAAAAGTACAATTTAATGTTGCTCTATTGTTATAAGGTATTGTTTTTGTCCAAGATTGACAAACATATTTACCAGCACCAGACAAAGTTACAGTAACATTACCGCTATTTGTACCAGATGAGGCTGCTGTGACAGTAAAGGTGTTTACATCTGCTGTAGTTGCTATCGCAAAATCACCATCAGTTGCAGAACCAGATGTGTAGTCAATAGTCACAACATCACCGATAGCAAGACCATGATTTGTAATTGTTATTGTGACAGTTGTCCCTGATTGCGAATATGTCCCTGTTTGCGAGCTTCCTTCTTCTGGTGGAGTAAATGTAAAACTTGCTTGATCGTTTACTCTACTTCTTAAAAATGCTTCTATTACATCAGCTTCCGTTTCAGATACGTTAAAAGTAAGATCATATATTTTGGGATCTTGGGTTAAAGGTAAGCCAAACAAAGCCCTGAACTCATATCCATCACCAAAAGAAGTTGTCCTGATTCTTGGTGAGCTTGTTTTTCTCATTCCGTATGTCGGAGAGATACTTGGAAAAGTTGCCATTTATCTAGTTAATAAACCACCAGCACGTTTTTCTTTTATAAGTTGTGCCTGTACAGCAGCCCCAATAACTTGTCCAAGTGCGTTTGCATCAGCAGAATTACCTGAGACTGAAGAACCAGCAGCATCTACATTTACTGTAACAACATTTGTTGCACCGCCACCAATTTTATTATTTGGAATTACATTGCCACCCCTTGAACCCATTTGCAAAATCTCAGGCCCTCTCTCACCAACGAGGAAAGCACCGCCAGCAGAAACAGGGCCACCGCTTGCTCTTCTACCAAATAATCCACCTAAGAACCCACCAATACCACCACCACGTTTTCTACCACCACCACCAAACACATTGCCAAGAAATCCACCAACTGCATTTCCTAGACCAGAAACAGCCCTTTGCATAGCTACCTCAACAAGCTTTCTTTTAAGATTATTCAATACACCTGTAGCGGCTTCAGCTAGCGACTTTGTACCCATTACAGCATCAGTTAATCCTTGAACCACTCCATCTTCAACACTTTTACCAATTTCCATAAATGTATCTTTAAGTTCTTGAGCTTCTTTTTTCGCATTTCTTTCAGCTTCCGTTAATTGTTCAACACCTGTTTTAATATTTTGAGTAACAGGGACAATATTATTTTTTGCGTCAAGTTGCTCTTTTACTTCATTTGTAACAAGTCCTTCTACCTCTGAATATTCGATAATTTTTGGAATTAATTGATCTACAGATTTTTTAATTTTTGGAAAAGGATTTTCAAATTTTGGAAATTTAATATCTAAATCTACTTGCGGCAATTTAATACCACCAAGAAGTTTTCTTAATGGTTCTGGTATAAGTTCAACAACTTTTTCAAATGCTCTTTGAAAGAATTTAACTATGTTTTGTGCAGTACCCGAAACTAACTTTCCAACACCTTCAAAGAAGTTAACTACAGGCTGTGTTGCTTCTACAAAGCCATTTATAAGATTTTCTCGTAATGTAATGAGATTCCTTAAAGTAACACCGATAACACCACCAATAACTTTTCCAATTAGTTCAACATTTTTACTTGTTGTTGTAATTGCTTCTTTAATACCTATCCAGCCTTGTTCTAAATTAAATAAAACATTTGTTGATTCTATCCCTAAAGCTTGTGCAATATTCTTACCTATTTCTCCTACTGCGGCTGTAACTGCCCTCACTGGTGCAAGTATTAGTTCAAATGCACTTTTTAAAGCTTCGACTGTAACAGCAGCAACCTTCAGAGATTCTCTAATTACTATTCCTATTTCAGAGCCTTCAGTAGTAAGGTTTGTAAATGCTGTCCCAAGTCTTGTTAATTGTCCTTGAATCGTGTTTTGTGCTGTAAACGCAGCTTCAGCAGCTTTTCCCTGTGCGTTTGCTTGGTTTTCTAGGTTTTTATTGAAACTTACAAGTTGATCGTTTAACAAAGGTAGTATTGCGGTTCTTGCCTCAACAGATCCAAAGAATTTTGCAAGCGTTTCTTCACTTGCTCCACCTTTTGCAACAAGCTCTTCTAAAACACCTCCTAAACCTTTTGTACTTAATGCGGTAGCACTAAAGTCTATTCCAAGTTCTTTTGCTGCGTCAGAGGCTTCTTTTGTTGGTTTTTGTATCGCAGCAATAACTTGTCGTAGTCCAGCAAAGGTTGATTCAACAGGAACACCAGTTGCAGTGACAGTAGATATTGCAGCATTAAGTTCATCTATCCCGACACCAGCACCAGCCGCTATAGGTGCTAAACGACCTATCTGCTGTGCATATTGATCTACAACAATTTTACCATCATTCTGTGTTTGAATAAATCCATCAACTAATTTTGCCGCCTGATCTGACTCAAGACCATAAGCATTAAGAACAGAGGTTGTAGCATCAGCAACAGTAGCTAATTCAGAAAATCCACCAGTCGCACCTAACTGTGATGCCTTTAAAACGTCTGAAAGTTCTGCCACCTCACCAAAGCCAGCAGATGCCACATCATAAGATGCTGATAACAAATCAAGCTGAGAAACTTGACCACTAAGCTGATTAGATAAACTTGCAAGCTTTGGATTTAAAGTATCAACATCAACTCCAAGAGTTTTAACTTTTGCACTAGCGAAGTCTTGTGCAGCTAAATTGCCAAATGTTTTTCCTAAAGCAGCAACTAAAGTTAGTCCAGCAGTAAGTGGCCCTAAAGCTGTTGCCAATGCAGCCCCAGCAGTTCTAAAACCTACAGCCGCCCCTTTAGCACCAGCACCAGCACCAAAAAATGACTTACCAAGTGTAGGTAAAGCTTTATTAGCGTCTTTTAACTTACTATTTGTTCCGTTTACAGTTTGATTAAATTTTTGTGCATGAGTATTTACATTCTTTAATGCTGTAATCGCTTGGGTAGCACCAACTCTTAGTTCTACATTGGAAACTGCCACGACTAAACAATAACTCCTTTAACTATATCTTGATTTGCGTTTCATTGCATCTATCTCTTTCTTTTCTCTTTCTGATTTTAATTCATAATATCCAGCAAAAAATACCAACTCTTCCTCAGTGAGTTGTGTTCTTAATTCACTAACTGTCTTACCTAATTCTGTTGCAAGGAAAAACTCAAAATTTAACCAGTTATCCCCCCTTAGGATTCCTTTACGTTATCAATAGTTGCGTTTTGATTT